GCGAATTTAGATACTGCTGGAGTAGCGAACTCGTCACATAATAGTACTCTTGAACCGAATACTTGACCAATTTCACCACTTAGTTTAGTAGCCATATCGCCTACTAAATTAGCATCTTGGAATTCAGCATCTTCTAGTAGTTCGTAATATGTTCTCTGTGAAACAATATAAACTACGTCAGATGGATTAACACCATATTTACCCATGTTTTTTCTCATTGAAAGAAGTTCTGCAGCTGTAACTGTGTCAGTAGCAAAAGCAGTAGTTGACTGTGTATAATCACTGTCATTTCTTGCTAAGTGAAGTAGACCTTCAAAAGCAGCACCACTTGTTCCGTAGACACCATCAGCATCATCACCAGCTAGGATAGCATTTTCGATACCTCTAGCGTGTGATCTTACCATAGACTCTCTAATTAAAGGAAGAATCGGTAAGATTGCATCTTCTTCAGTTTCATTACCTAAGTATGAAGTTGAGATTAATTTCTTAGTTGAAAGAGTTCTTTCAGTCATAGTAACACCAGTGTAAGGTGATCCGTATGTGTCGCCTCTGGTCTCTAAGTTACCATAAGGAGCTGATCCACTAGCGGCTGTACCTGAAGCGAATTCAGCGTAACCAGCATCTGGTAGAATAGGGATAATCATATTCGCAGAAGTCATTGGGATTTCTCTAAATAGAGGAGCCAAGACTAATTCGTTTTCGATATCTCTTTCGATGTTTGTTGAAACGACTTGCTCAAAATCAGCGGAAGAAACTTCAACACCTGAATGTTGATTTACTTTTTCCATTAAAGATTTTGCCATTGGGTTGTCCCATCCTTTACCAGTCGCTAGACCAGCAAATTTAGCGTCAAGAATGTCGCTTTCGAATGATTTTTTCCAATCGGAGTTGTTACCTTGTCTGTCAGAGAAATGTCTTTTTGACTCACGAATATTCATGATTTCTTCAGACTTCTCTGCTAGTTGAGCTTCTAGTGATTTAACAACAGTCTCTAAGTTAGAGTAGTTGTCGTTCACACGTTTCTCAACGTCAGACATTAATTTTTCAGCACCTGTTAATCCAGCTTGGATTACAGTTTTTTGCTCTTCCTGTTTTGCTTCCTCGGAGGCTTTTTGAACTTCAGCTTCGTTAGCAGCTTTTTGAGCAGCTTCTTCTGCAGCCTTCTGTTCAGCAGCTTTAAGTTCGGCTTGTTTCATTGCATACTGAGCAACTGCTTTTTCAGCAGCTTCTGCAGCAAATGATTCAAGATTGAACTCTGGGTTGCTTTCAGGAGATTTATTTTCTTTTGACATATTTGTCTCCATTTCCTTGGCTTTCGCCGTACTTGGCTGCTCAATTTCAACAGCGTCTGCTGAATCTTTTAAGTTAGCCTTATAAAAAGTTTGCTTATACTCATTGTATTCATCCATAGAATCAAATGACTTGCTTAATCCAAAGGTTGCCCCTTGGTTGCACGGCACTGATACTACAGAAACTTCAAAAAGCTCTGCGTCCTTTATCTTATATCCATCGGTTTCGGTCATATAATCAGCGTCCTTGACTTTGAAACCAACAGAAAAAGCCCCAAGGACACCGTCTTTAATTAATTGTGTTACATCTCCAGCAGCTTTAGATATCTTTGCAGATATTTCTAAACCGTTTTCTGTAACTTTTAAATCTTTTGCACGACCAATTGGTTTGTCGTAATTGTGATTAAACAAAATAATTGGATTGTTTTTAAAATTCTCTAACCCGCCTTTTGTCCATGCATCAGCTTCAATAATATCTCCAGCTCTATCAAGTCCATTTGTACTTGCAGAACCTTTAATATCTACGCTACCATCCTCAGATTCTCCTAAGGATTTAAAAGTGCTAGTCCAGTGATATATTTTATTTGACATCTTTTTTCTCCACTTTCTTAGCTGGTGCTTTCTTAGCTGGTGCTTTTGCTTTTGCTTTTGGGGCAGGTGTTGGTGCTGGTGTTGGTGCTTTTACAGTAACGGGATATCTTTTTTCCACTACACTAAGAACTCTATTCCAACTTCCGAAATTTCTTCTAAGCAAATAATCTTTTACAGGAACATTACTTCCGTCTGCTTTATAAGTAGCTAAGTCCATAGGACCGCCCTTTTTACTAAAGTACTCAGAAACTGCCTTTGCCATCATATCTTTTGTCATTTATTTATTCCTCTTCGCTTGGGGCAGCCTCTTGAGGTCTACCGCCTTCTTCGGGGTTTGCTGCTGAGCCAGCTATATTTGCAGGTACTCTAGGTTCATCAAATCCAGCTACTGGATCTTTACCTAGAGCCTCTCTTGCTTCATTTGGGGACATAATCCCTGTATTTACAAGAGTAGCATAGTATGCTGCTTGGTCTCTTAGTTCTGGTTGTAAAGCAGGTATTCCTGTTACATCCTCAGATATTGAAAAACCAAAGTAACGCTCAAGGGCATACCCTAATTTTCTTACGATTGGTAAAATTGTTTCTAAATAATAAAGCCTATGATTAGGTCTTATATTTGCATTATTACCGCCGTCTAGTAGAATGGGTGGTATTCCCATTGCTTCTAGTATAATTCTTTCGTTTGATTTAATTCCTTCTTGAAAGTCTAAATCTTTAAAATTAATTTCTGTTAGATTTTCAACCTCTAGTCCGCCATCTAAAAAGAGTGGGCGACGACCTCCAGATTGTGGGTTATATCTTGCAACCCATGCTTGTAACATTCTTTCTTTTATTTTCTCAGAAAGAGTGTTTGGTGATTTTAGTACGAGTCCTGGAACTGCTCCGTTTTTGAAGAAGTTATCTTGAAAGTTTCTCATACTTGATAAAAGCTGCATAGTTCTAAATGCTGGCTTTAATCTTGGAACTCCTCTATAAATGGAGTTAAAACTGTTTTCTTTTATATGTATAATCTCATTAGGACTATAATCTATACTGTTTTCATAAGTATATTTTGCAATATAAGTATTTTCATCACTTTCTATTCTTACTTTATTTGCTGGTAAATGATAAAGATGAGCACCATCAAAATATATAAAGATATTTCCATCTAACATTAGATCTATAATAAGATTTCTTTTAAAAGAGTTAATGTCCTGAAAAGGATTTGGTTCTCTATTAATTAAAACATCTACCTTTGATCTTCTAATATTTTTGACAATATTATTAACTCCAAGAGTTTGATTGCCAAGAGTGAATGGTATTTCAGCAACATCGTCAACAATCATGTTAACTGCTCTGTTTACTATCTCTAATTGTTCGTAAGCATTTGTATAGTTAGTAACAATCTCACGAGAATCTATTGTTAGACCTTCGTTTCTAGAAATAACATATTGGGCAGGGTTGAGCTTTTCCTCAATTTCTGGAGTTCTACCTAATAGTCTATCATACCATGCCATGTTGTTTTTCTCTCTGAATCTCGACCCATTTATTTTGTTTCTCTGCAGTAATCAATTTGGGTCGCTTACCATAAATCGAGTGTAGTCTAAGATGATGCTTGTGACAGAGAGTTACCGTATAATCGTACACTTTGTCATAGTTATCATCAATAAAGGATTCTCGAAGTGCTAGTATGTCTTGTTCCTTCTCTATAATTATATTTTTCTGTTTTAACCAAGTTTCTAGTAGTTCGGTTAATCCGTAATAATGATGAAAGTCTAAGTGATCTGTGTCGCCACAGATATAACAATTATTTGATTTCTTATATTTTGATTTAGCTTTGTCTCTCACATATTTAACTAAATCTCTTTTTAATTTCATATTTCTACTCTTAATTAGAATTATACCAAAAACTCACATCATATGTCAAGAACTGTTTTTGACAGGTCTTACTAGAATGTGGTGATATTGGTTTCGAATGAATAGAGTGCGTATCGTAAAGCATCAGCCATATGAGATGCCATGTCATGTTTTGGCTTTTCTCGCATTAAATTTGGGTTTGGATCCCACTGGTACTGATCTAAACACATTTGGGCTTCTTTGCATTTTTGATCGACCATAAGTCCATCGTTATCTACAATGCCCGCTACATGCCCTATTCCGTCTAATACTGATTTCTTTGCATTAATAGTGCTAATATCATAGTTTTGTGCAAAATCGTATCTTGTTTGTTGAGCAGCAGAATCAATGTAGATATAATCTATATCCCATTTGTCAATTAATTTTCTTATTTCTGCTGCGTGTTGTTCTGTTGTTCTTTCAGAATTGTAATATTCATCAACTAAGTAATAAGTTGAAGTATCCCAGTCATATGCAATAACACAAAGAGCAGTAGGATCTTTGTAACCTACGTCAAGTCCTGCAAAAACATCTAAATTACTAATATCCAGTTCTGAAAAGTCTCCTGTGCATTTCTCATGGTTAAACTTCCATATTTGTCCTTCAAATACATTAAAGTCTGCCATATACTCTTGGTTAAATTCAGCTTCAGACATAGTCTTTTTAGCTTCTATAATATCTGCTTCAGATACTCGAGGATTTTCGTGGTAAGTTGCTTTTATACTACACCACTCTGGAAACTCCTCTGACCAACCTCTATAATAAAATTCTGCGAAATAATTGTTTCTACCTCGAGGAGTGGATATAAAGATTGCTTTTGAGTTTTCTTTGTCAAGTGTAGGTCTAAGTGCAACATTGAAAGCATCCCTTCCATCTGTTAAAGCTGCTTCATCGAATATAATCAAATCATAACTTCTACCAACTACAGAGTCTACTTGATTAATAGAACCCATTCGTATAGTAGAGCCATTTGATAATTCAATAACTTTGTCTTTTGCGTTATCTCTTGTTACCTCTAAATCAAAATGCTTGATGAGATTTCTCTGTAAGTCAAATGATATTTGAGATAGTGAGTAATTAGGTGACATAAGTAATACGTGTGACCCTGGTACTAAACAGGTTAATTGTCCAATAATATTACTAATGTAGGTTTTGCCTTGCCTTCGGGATACGGCTGAAACGACAAAACGATATTTAGGATTGTTGATTGCATTGATAATTGCAGTCTGAGAACTGTTAGGCTCAACATTTAATAGTTCAAGATACCCCTCTATCGGTAGTTTTATAAAACGTTGTTCAGGACTTAAGTCCATGAGATAGTCAGATACAATATCTGAGCGGCTTACTTCGATCAATGTAGAGTCTCTTTGTTAAATAAATTAAAAGGGTCGTCGGATTCAAACATTCCGTATTCTTTGGCTAGTTGTAA